ACATTCAATCACCTAGAAATGAAATATCGAAGTAATACCTCCCCAAAGCGTACTAAATAAATTAACACCAAACGATGGTAATGCATGACCAATAGAAAAACTTACAAGAGAAGCAATAACTCCCCAAAAGTAAAATCTTGCTCTTAGAAACCAAACATCTGCTGAATGCGCTCTTTGCATATCATACGCTAAAGCAGATTCATCCATACCAAATGCTATGGCTTCCAACATTTAATCACTCAACTTGTGCTAAAAAGGGAGATACTTGGGGTTCTTCTGTTGTTACGGGTTGTGGCTGTATAGGCTGTCTATTCCAACTTTGGTTAAACTGTTGTAGGCTTTGACGAACCTTTTCTCTTTGTTGTTCATCTCTAGCCCTTCTAGCCCAATAAGCGGCAATTCTTCTGTCGAGTAAAGTCATCTCAATGTAGTCATTCAAAGCCAAATCAAACACGGCTTTCATTACAAGTATTCCACCAATGGTCATTAGTGAAAATACTATTGCATGTGCATAGTGTGAAAAGGCAAGTAAATTACCATATTCAGCATAAAAGAAAACATTTATGCCACTAATGCAACCAACGAATAATATCGTCATTACTAGTTTTGTATCTTTTTCTAAAGCGGGCATTTTTTCATCTCACTTGAACGGAGACTACTACATCATTGGCTGCTGTACCTGAAACTGCTGCACGACTTAAAAACAGACCTGTACCTAAAATAGCCCCATGATAATCCAAATCTACTGATGTTCCAGCAGGTACAGGTATTACTGCAAATAGGCTTGAAGCAACGGCTGAAGAATTATCATATAAACTAATGGTTTGTTCAGCACCGTCATTATTGTGTATCTTTACAGACATCAACTTAACGCGCTCTTTTATCAAATGTTCTGTTTCAGCACCGTCAGTTGTGGTACTCTTATAACAGTAATTCAACGAGCCTGACATTTTAGCATCTCCTGTGTATTGGTGTGAGGGAGCGTATCCCTTATGAATGTTACTTAAAAATAAAATGTTGTAGTGACCTATGACCCCGTTAAGGGGCCATAGGCCACATTTATTGCGGTAATCAAAGATTTCCGTAGACCCGAACTCTTACAGAGCCTTCATCGCCTGTGCCTGATTGTGCGGCTGTGCCTGTGGAAAGAACCAATTTAAAACTACTCTTTGATTCATAGCCTCCACCTTCTGCTACGATTGCTCTAGCATCATGGCCGATTTCTTCCACACCCGTTACTATTACAGCATTTATGGTTCTTAGACCAAGTTCTGCTGCCGTTACGAGCATACCCGCAGCAACGTTTGCATCACAATTTATATCAGCATCAACATAGTATTCATCGCCTGATACTTTAGGCGTTGTATATCCCTTATGGTCTGCTAATACTGTTACTGTAACTGCCATACTTAATCACCTCATGCACTGGTTAGGTTCGTTATCTTTCCTTGTCCCTTAAAGAAGGAGCAACCAGTCTCAGCAATCGTGCGGTACAATGCCTGATTACCAAGTTTGGCAACACCGAATGGGTTACCGTGGTCAATACCATCTTCAAAGTATTGGGTGGGTTTCATCACAGATAGCCACAGGTGGTCTGTATCAAGAATGAGCATATCACTCAATTTGTTAGCAGTAGCCTGTCCTGTTTGTGGCATATCCTTACAAGGAATAATTGGGATGTCGTAGTAAGTAGCGACCCTAAAGCCAACTTCTGAACCCTTTACACCCCTAACACCGTTATGAGTAGGAATAATCTCCTTCCTATCCATAAATCGCTCTTGGGACTGTAGTAAGTCACCAAGATGCTGAATGGTGTCGTATCCTGTTAAGATAACCTTTGGACTTCCTCCGGCTTCTCTAATGTTTCTTAACGCCTTGTTAAGAATTGTTAGAGTTAATGGCCTTGCATCACCTGCCGCATAACCATCACCATTGTCAACATATGCATCCATAAACCCTGCACCTGAAACAGAACCAAAAGTGCTGGTTCCGCTTGCAGTTCCGGGGTTTCTGTCAGTATTGTTGAACAATGTATACATTGCTGCATCTACCGTGGTTTTACTGTTGTCACTGGCCTTATTAACCGAGAACAGCCCATCATCGAAAGCATGTGCTAATTCTTGCTTTGAGGAAACTATCTTCATTAAAGAAGTGTAGTTTCTTTCAACGTTAGCATTAGCATTGCTTAGGTCAAGCGACTCAAGAGGCAATAGAAGCATAGCGTTCTGCATCTCTGCGTGGTGCTTACCCATGTCTTCACGGATTAAAGCACGGATGTCTCCAACGCCGTCATCAATCTTTGCCATCTCAAGAGCCAATTCCGAGAACTCAAACATATGAGCAACGGTCTTGGGGCTGGTGTTTAACTTGTCATAGGTGGGTGTAATAGCAGAAATAGTTCCTGCCGTTGAATCAGCACCAGAATCTATTGCCGCGTTTTCACCGTATCCACCTAGAGCATCTGGTCGTAGGGCATCTCCACCCTTTGCCAACGTACTGTTGTTATCTGCCATAGAGATTTTATTATCTCCACCGCCACCGGCTCTCTTTGTCATCACTCTCCAACCAGAAGAAACATAAGGTCTCTTTGGTAGCATTGCGAGTGCATTGCATTCTTGGTTAATCATTGACCATACTTTCTTACCGTAGGCCAAGTTATATAGGTCACTTAACGCCGAATTAGCACTAGCCATGCTGTTACCCGAATCGTGGGCTGCGGATAATCCGCTAACAACACCTGCCGCCTTTAACAGCGCGTTACCTGAGCCGCCCCTAATACCATAGGTTGCGGCTTCCAAATCTCTCATAGACTTAATATATCCTGTCATCTTATATCACCTAGTTCTCATATTGAGCGATAAAGTTGTGTATATCTCCCCAATCCATTTCTGAAACATCAGGTACTTCAATTTCAGCAGAAGAGGATTTTACAATCTCATCCGTTTGAGCAGTTAATGACTTCCTAAGAAGAGCAAACTCTTCCTTAAGTGCATCAACCTCATTCTTGGCATCATACTCGTTTCGGGCAACAGAAGCCTTCCTTACGTCTTGCTCCTTTACGAACCTCTCTTCAAACTGAGCCTTTAGAGAGTCATAAGCCATCTTCTCTAACTGCTCTGCTTTGAAAGCCTCGTAAGCCTTCTCTACATTTTCGCTGCTTAGGTCTAAAGTAGCGAAATCATCGTTGTTCCACTCCTTGTATAATTGACCAAATTGTGCGGCTTGTGGGTGTTTCTTGCCTTCTGCTTCTTCTCCGGCATGACCCGCCTCAACGAAGCCTTCCGGCCCCATTCTACCCTTAGCGGTATTATCGGAGTATTCCATGTTCATATTCTCTTCATCCATGTCGGCCATTTCTTCATCCTTACCGTAATCGCCGGATTCCATGTCTGCTTCCTCTAAGTCCACATCATCATCTCCCTTCATGTCTGCATTCTCCATATCGGCCATTTCCTCATCCTTATCTGGTTTTGCATCCATTTCTTCTTTCTTTAGGTCATTAACTTCCGCCATAAGCGTGTTAAGTTCCTCAAGTGCTTTTTCCAATCTCTCAGTCATGTCACTCTTCTCCTCCTTTAATATGTCAAACTTTGCTTCTGGGTTTATTCCTTTTTCACAAATTGTTACTTCATGGAGTTCTAATTTATCTATCTCATTATATTGGCCTAACTCTTCGCTTGTTTTTTGCCTCTTAGATAGTGCTTGTCCACCTATACTAAATGAACGTAAGGTTCCTTTTCTGATACCTCTTTGAATTTCTTTTGCCTTTTCTATGTCATCTCTTAATTTAATAACAACATAAAAGCCTACATCATCTACTTCTGTCTTGTGAAGGTTTCCATTTTTATCTCTATAATTTTCTATTACGTCACCGACTTGAACATTTGAATGATTTGACATTACATTTCTATACTTGGGTGTTTCCATATATTTTATAACTGCTTCTTCTAATGCTTTTAGTGTAATTAAGTCATTTTGTTTATCTACTATTTCTATTGAAGCATACCCACCAATAACTAAATCATCTGATTTTAATATACTAAAGTTTCCTTCTGTATGCGACTTAAGCAAAGTGGCTTCCGACACAATACCACTTCCTCAATTTACTATATGAAGGCCACGATATTACGCAACTTGCATGGTTAACTTTTTATGTCGGTCTTCAGTAATATCCCATATTCCTTCGTCTTTGTCAGCATCTAACATCTTTTGCTTAACACCAGTCCATACTAACCAAGTATCTTCTTCATTCACAGGTACTACTCTAAAGTGGACTCTTGTATCAAACTTCTTACCATTGATTTTATATTCGTGATAACCATGTCTTTGGACACCTAACTTAATTTTACCAGAATCTATAAGTTTTCCTCTTGTTGTTTTATCTGCAACCTGTGCAGGAAACTTTCCTGATTTACCAAATAAGTTGTAAATGTCTTCTGTATCTTCTATATCAATAGTCCACGCCATATCTTTTTTATCTGTTTCAATAATGAATTCTAAGTTATCATCATCACCATAGTATATAGAAAATGTTCCAGACTTAGGGGTGTCTGCTTTAATTAACTTATCTTTATTTGGAACAAAAGTATCCTTAGCCACCTTAACAAAATCATCAAAATCAGTTAACCAATTTACTAATTTACGCATATCGTTATCCCACAATGCTTCACTTAATTCAGGTATCTTTTCTTTAGCAAATTTTTGTATATCTCTTACATGTGTTCCTTTACCATCCGGGTCTTTATCATGTAAGAAAGATTTAATGGCTACTCTAGCATCTCCAGACTTTGCCTTCATTAACTCTGTAATTTCATGCTTCCACAAATCTATATCTGCTAAAGCATTTTTCTCCATTAAAGTATCCCCACTGAATCCATATATAGTATAGCCATCAAAATCTCCTTTCATTATTATTTCTGCTTCCCCATGAATATTATCAGTAACAATATATTTCTTTAGTGCATCTCTAACTTCATACTTTAATGTCTTTCTTCCCTCTTTAGATAACAAATCCAAAGTAATAAGTTTTTCAGGTTGTTCCACTTCGGGGAGTTCTATTACCTTAGCAGTGTATAATTTATAGCCTTTAGGTGTCTTTCTTACTTCATCAACCTTAACTCTAACTATGTCACCTACATCTACATCTTCCTTTGTATTTAGGGCTTTACCAACAGAGAGATACTTTATTCCTTTTAACTCAGTACCACCATGTTCTCTTGCTTCTTCTCCGCTAAGTGGCCCTGCTCCTAATGTATACGAATTTAGATTTGATTTTGTAGTTTTCTTGTCTAAAACAATCAAATCTAAGTCAACGAAT